AGCCTAGAACAAGTGTGCAAAAATCAAAGCGGCTAGACTTGCCCGCGATAGGAGTCTAGCCGCTCGTTTTAAAGCGGGCAAGTCTACAGCCGGTCCCCGGCTGTTTTTTTATTGTTAGCACAGGAGTCTCATGCCAGACAGCGTCATAAGCCTACTCATCCAAGTCCCCATCGTCGGTATCTTCGTTTGGTTTATCTTGACCTGGACAAAACGACTGGACAAAAAAGCAGGCGAACGAGATCAACAATGGATGGAATTTCTCAGAGAAGAACGAGATCAACGCAAGGAATTTCTCAGAGAAGAACGAGAAAAAAACAGGGAACTTCTCAAAGAAGAAAGAGAGAAACGCTCGGAGAACGCCAGTAGACTGGCAGAAGAGATCAAATCAATCGCACAGGAAGTCAACCGCATGAACGGGATGCTCACGGCTCACGATGCTTCAAGCCGGACACGCGCCGAGCAAGGGAGACCCACCACCGGGATGTTAAAGCCAAAGGACCCATGAGCACATGCCCGCGCCTAAAGGCAATACCAACGCAGTCAAACACGGCTTCTACTCCAAACGCTTCACTCGCCGCGAAAAGAACCGCCTGGCAAAAGGCGACGACGACCTCGAAAGCGAGATCAACGCTTTACGGATCGTGGCCGACCGGATCATGCAACGGCTGGGAGAGAATGGGCTCAAGCCCATCGAAGCCAATGAGACTACAGCCCAACTCAGTGAAAACGCGCTCAAGTCGATCAACACCCTGGCTAATGTGATGCTCACTATCTCAACCCTGGCCCGCTCCCATCAACTCATTATCGGCAAGTATTTACCGGTCGAGACCGCCATCATGGACGCACTGGCCGAACTCAACGACGAAGACGGAATCGGATGAGCACACTTACCCAGCGCGCCAAGACCATCCAGCGCAACCCGTACAACTTCTCACTACACGGCGGGGGCATGGAACTCAGGCCGTACCAAGTCGAACCCATCGAGGCAATCTGGAATTCAGTTAAACACAATCTCGGGCTCACCATCGTCATTATCATCTCACGCCAGTCAGGCAAAGACGAGCTCCTCTGCCATCTCAAAGCCTACCTGCTGCACCGCTTCCAGAACAAAGACATAGAGATCGTCGAATTCAATCCCACCTACAAACCCCAGACCATACGCGCTATCTTCCGCTTAGAAAGCCGGATGAATACCAACGTGCTCACCCGTAACCGCTGGAAGAAGCGCTCCGACTTCATGCGCATGATCGGCCAGGCAAAGGTTAGCTTCCTGTCAGGCGACGGACAGGCCAACGTGGTCGGAGCGACTGCGTCACTCCTGCTCATCGTCAACGAAGCCCAGGACATCTCGCCAACCGTATACGACAAGAAAGCCAGCCCCATGGCCGCCAGTACCAATGCAACCCGCGTGATCGTCGGCACGGTCTGGACATCCGGCAGCCTGCTCTCCCGCGAACGCCGCGCAGCGGAAGCCGCCGAGAAACTGGACGGCATCCGGCGAGTATTCCAATACAACGCGGACGAAGTCCGCAAACACAACCCGGCCTATGGCCGCTTCGTGGACGGCGAAGTCCAACGCCTCGGGCGGGGGCATCCCCTTGTCAAAACGCAATATTTCAACGAGGAGATCGACGCCAACATCGGCATGTTCAACGCGGCGCGCCGGGCGCTCATGGTCGGTGACCGCCCGGGCACGTCCGTGCCCGAACCCGGTCACGCCTACGCCTTCCAGATCGACGTAGCCGGTCAGGATGAAGCGCGCATGAACCTGGACGAAGACGCGCCGCTCACCAATCCCGGACGCGATTCGCTCACGCTTTCCGTGATCGACATCGACCTATCATCACTTGAACTCTTGAGCTTCCCAACCTACCGGGTGGTACACCGGCAGTCCTGGACCGGGCAGAACCATGTCGTCATGTTCGGCAAACTCAAGGCACTGGGTGAAATCTGGCGGCCACTCTACTTCGTGATCGACGCCACGGGAGTCGGGGAGGGACTGTGGGCCATGCTCGACCGCGCGTTTCCTGGCAAAGTGATTCCCATCAAGTACACCCAGCAGGCCAAGTCCGAGATCGGCTACGGCTATATCGCCGTGATCGAAACCGGACGATTCCGCGACTGCACGCCCGAGGCGCTTGTCGACTTGCAGTATCTCAACATCAAGAGCGAGATCCTGCCCGGCCCGGCCAAAACCATGCGCTGGGCCGTGCCCGAAGGCACGCGCGACGACACGACCGGCGAACTCATCCACGATGACTTCGTCATGTCCGATTCCTTAGTAGTCATTCTCGACAAGCTCGAATGGACCATCAGCCAGGAGTCGACCATCCTGCAACGGGACATACAGAAAGAAATTGACGGAGGTTATTAAATGGCAAAAATCTTCGGGCGAGAAATCCGAGTCCGCAACCCCTTCCGCGCAGCCATCGACCAGGCCGTCGAAGAACGCGTAAAGGCACGGCTCTCGAGCATGGCCGAGACTGACGATACCATCATCATCGGCACACGCACCGGGCGGGACATCTTCCGCGACCGCAACAATTGGGACCGTGCCACCATTATCAGCGAGACCTTACTCGCCTGGCGCACCAACCCCATCGCGCGGCGGATCACGGATGCCATCGTCGAATTCGTGGTAGGCGACGGCATGGCCCCGGACATCAAACACAAACCCACCGCCGCTTATGTTAAAGAATTCTGGGAGCATCCACTCAATAACCTGGACGAGCAAATCCCGGAATGGGTAGCCGAGCAATCGCGCACCGGCGACCTGTTTCTACTGTGCAGCGTGGACGCCATGGACGGCTCAATGTTCACGCGCGCCGTGCCATCCGAGCAGATCGACGAGATACAGACCTTCGATAACGACTATCGGCAGGAAACGCACTACATCCAGCAGGATACTAACGCGCCGCCATACCTGGCTTACGACCCGCTCGACCCAGAGCAAACCCAATTCATGTTGCACTTTCCGATCAACAGGCCGGTCGGCTCGACCTTCGGCGAAGCCGACCTGACACCCGTGATCAAGTGGCTGGGCAGGCTGTCAACATTGCTCAACGACCGGGTTATTATGAACCACCTGCGCAACCTGATCGTGTACATCGTGAAGACCAAAGGACTCGAGTCAAAAGCGCGCAAGCAGCGCGCAGACGAACTCAACGCCAACCCGCCCCAACCTGGTGCCATCGTCGTGAACGACGAGAGCGAAGTCTGGGGCACGCTCTCCCCAAATATGCAATCCTTCGACGCCAATATGGACATCCTGGCATTGAAAAAGCACATCCTGGTCGGAGTCGGGCTACCACTCCACTACGGAGGCGAGCCGGAGAGCTCTACGCGCACCACTGCGGAGGCAGCCGGTACGCCCGCATTCCGCAAATTCAAGATGCGCCAGAACAGCGTGAAACGCGTGCTGGCCTATCTGTGCACGATCGCAGTGGTCAAGCGTAACCACTTCGCTAAGAAGCGCTTCCAATCGGCCGGCATCGCCATGCGCGCCGATGACGTGACCGAGCGCGACAACTCCACGCTCGCCCTGGCCGCCGCGCGGATCGAGCCGGTCCTGGCCGACCTGTTCGACAGGGAGCTCATCGACGAGCCGACCTACCTACTCCTGTTCTACGAGATGCTGGGCAAAGACTACGACACCGAAGGCACGCAGCCGAAGGGCATCCGGCGCAAAGTACAGCAGCCGGAAGGCACGACCGGCGAACCAGATCCGGGTGAACCGGATGACACCAGCACCGAGGAAAGCCAGAACGCCGCGCCGGTCATCAACATCACACAACCGGCGATCCAGGTCCACATGCCCAAGCAGGCGGCACCGGTTATCAACATCAAAAACCAGATCCCAGAGCAAACCGCGCCAAGCGTGAATGTCACGAACAAGATCCCGGAGCAAGCCGTACCGGTTGTCAACGTGACTAACCAGGTCGAGACGCCAGAAGTGAACGTGACTAACCAAGTTCCCGAACAGGCTGCGCCTGTCGTGAACGTCACCAACCAGGTCGAAACGCCGGAAGTCAACGTCACCAACCAAATCGAAGCGCCGAACGTGCATGTCACAAACCAGGTCCCCGAACAGGCTGCGCCTGTCGTCAACGTCACCAACCAGGTCGAAACGCCGAAAGTCAACGTCACGAACCAAGTCGAGACGCCGAACGTGCATGTCACAAACCAGATTCCCGAGCAGGCTGCGCCTGTCGTCAACGTCCAAGTCGAAGCACCAGAAGTGAACGTGACAAACCAGGTTCCTAAACAGGCCCCACCGGTCGTCAACGTCACCAACCAGGTCGAGCCAGCGCCGCCGCAAGCGCTCGACGTTGAGTACGTCAATCCGAAAAGGAAGGGCAAGAAATAATGCCGCTCCGCGAAGTCGTAGCCGTCCGCAACCCCGAAGACGAGACCCCACTCGTTGTCAAGCTGGAAAACGAAGAACAGATCGTTTCCCAACTTGAAGCCATGAACGGGCTGATTCCCGTGGCCTACGACCACGTAACCCTTTCCTACACCGGCGACCACCTCACACAAGCCACCTTCAAAGCAGGCGGACCCAACGGCCAGGTCGTCGCCACCTTGATCCTGACCTACACAGCCAACCGGCTGACGAGTATAACGCGCACATGAAAGTCATCTTCAACCCACTCTCCAACCAGTTCGAAATGGTCACGGACACAAAAGAGATCCGCGCCGTGGTCATGGACGTGCTACGAGATGTGCCGCTTGGCGGCGGGGGAGGCGGCCTGCAAGATGCGCCGAGTAACGGCTCGCTGTATGGCCGACAGGATGGAGTCTGGACAGTCGTACCGGAAGGAGTCACAGACCACGCGCTTCTTTCCAACCTGGACTATGCCAGCGCCGCGCACACCGGCTTCCAAGAGACACTTACCTTCCCGCTCGCCGCGAACCTGGGCGGGACAGGCATCGCCAACGGCGCAGGCTCTACGCTCACGCTGGGCGGGGCGACCACGATCACAGGCGGGGGAATTCTAGCGCTTGGTGGCTTTACGCTGACTGTACCGGCTACGGGGACGGCAGCACTGCTGGCAACAGCGAATGTATTTACGGCAATCCAAAAAATAAACGTCAATTCAACAACCGCCCTGCTAGTGGAACAGGACGGGGTAAAAGACAACGTTTTAGTCGTGGATACGACGAACGGTAGAGTTGGGATAGGGATTGCTACACCCGCCTATAGATTAGTGGTGGCGGAAAATGGTGCATCTAGTATAGTGTCAAATTCAAGCGCATCGAACACAGATGCACACAGAACAATTTTTCTCTTTCAGCGCGCCCTTGGTACGCATGAATCCCCCCTGAGCGTTGGAAATAGTACATGGCTAGGCAGTTTCCAGGCTAACGGCTACCACACAGGGGCGGGGGGAATGAGCGCGGCGGCGGGCATAGATTTTTACGTGGATGGGGGGATAGCATCGTCCAGATTGCGAGGACATATCCGCTTTTCATGCGGCAATCCCTCTGGAGTATTCGCTGAGATGATGCGCATTAATTCAAGTGGGAATGTAGGTATTGGGACAGTTCCCGCAACCCGTTTACATGTCGCAGAAAACACCGCAACAACAAATGCAGTGATTGAGGTGGGACGGCTGGAGGCAAGAGTATCCACCACATCCACCGGCGGGGCGGCTGGTTTTGGAGTAGGTCAATCCTTCTACGCCGAAACCGCCACAGACGGCACATACCAGCAGCAAGGGCTAATCAGCACCAGTTGGGTAGATTCTACGAACGCAACCCGCAAAGCCAAGATGTCGCTCAGTGCATACGATACGGCGGCACGGCTCGGTATCGAGATCGAAGCCGATGGGAGCGCGGCCAAACTGGGATTTTATGGGGTTGCTACTGTAATTCGTCCTACAGCATTGACAACCCAGCTAACCACCATCACCCATACAGTCCCAACCCCAGATTATGCCATTCAGGATTTCGTAGATGTGTCGCTCGGCGCAGGCTGGGCGTTTGCCAGCCATGACGAAGCCAATACAACGTTATCCGTTATCGCAAACCTTCAAACCAGGGTTGGCGAACTGGAGACCAAATTGCAGGCATTGGGCCTGCTGACATAAGGAGATTTGAGATGGCAGATCAAGCACAAAAACTAGCATTTACGCAACACGTCCAAAACTTAGCCAACGAATTGGCATCGTTTCATGACAAGTGGACAGACGCCTTCAACGTGCAGACCGCGCGCGAATGGGACCCGGGCGGAGACGATCCGATCACCGATGAAGATATAGCCGGCGCAAACATTACCGCAG